CAATTACTACATGGACGCGGACGGATACGTGGACGGTTTTGAGTACTACTACACAGACGAGGAAGGTAACCCCAACAAAGACGTTATCTCCCTTCAGGGGTGGAGCAGACCACCGTCCGACGGGGCGGAAGAGGTTAACAACCGGATTCTTGAGACCTTAGCCGCACTGGACTCCTCCGAGTATCTCGACGCGGACCAGGTAGCCAGCATCCGCGCGTATTTAGAAGGCTCAGCGGAGTAACAGGTGGCTCTAGACCCGCGCATCGCCGCAGAGGTAAAGAAATGCCGTAACGATTTCGGCAGGTTCTGCAAGTACCTCAAGATTGTAGATAAAGCAGGGAAGACCATTTCCTTGCGCCCCAACTTGGCGCAGCGTCGTTATATCCAGTCGGTTCAGAAGAACCCCTGGCTGTACGTGCTCAAAGCCCGCCAGCTCGGGTTGACTACGGTGATTGCTGCGCACAACTTTTGGAAGGCGCTTCTGCGCCCGAACCATCGCGTCTTGGTCATGGCCCACACGCACGAGGCTGCTGAAAACATCTTTAAGATTTACAGGCGCTTCTACGAGAACTTGCCTAAGGCGTTCAAGATACCGACAACGGCGGCCAATGTCCGCGAGTTGGTGTTTTCTCACGGCGGCATGATTAAGGTGACCTCAGCGGGCAGTGGTTCCGCCCGCGGTAGTACGTATAGCTCGATTCACTGTTCGGAGTTCGCGTTCTACAAGGACATCAAGGACACGATTGCCTCGGCGTTTCAGACGGCGGGCGAGAACTCCCAAATTGTGTTGGAGACCACGGCTAACGGCATCAACGAAGCGCACAAGATGTGGTTCGACAGCGACGGGTACGACAAGTTATTTATCGCTTGGACCGACGACAAGAACTACGTGGGTAAAGAAGCGCCAAACAAAGTCCCGGTCGCTCTCCAAGACTACCAGATAGACCACGGGCTCACGGACGAGCAGTACTGGTGGGCCATCCAGACGTACAGAATTAAATGCGCCTCCGACTGGTCTACTTTCCGACAGGAGTATCCGTTAACCCCCCAGCAGGCGTTCATCACGTCGGGCGCTAGGTTTTTCCTGCAGACATTCCCTCACGTGGTTGCCAAGCCCGGGTATGTCCAATACGAGAAGCCCTCGGACTACCATGTTTATTCCATCGGCGTAGACACGGCTTCGGGGTCTCCTGTGGGAGATTACTCTGCTTTTTGCGTTATAGACGTGACAGATAAGCTGCAGCCCCGGATCGTCTCTACTTTCTACGACCGGGTTAAGCCCAGTGATTTTGGGGCTAGGATTCTACAAGAGGCGCAAAAATACGGCGCCCTCGTGGTCGTCGAGTCGAACTCATACGGCCTTTCTATCCTAGAATACCTGATGCAAAAAGAGTGGGCTTATCTGTACCGCAGAACCAAGTACGACAAGATGGCTGACCGGTGGACGGAGAATTTGGGGTTTAACACCACTGCGTCTACTCGGACTCTTTTACTATCTCGGTTGCAGGAGTACGTATCGGATTCCCGCATGCAATTCAGGGACGACCGCCTTAAGTGTGAAGTGAATACGTTCATGTTCAACGACAAGGGCAAACCGGAAGCATCTCCAGGTAACCATGATGACATGATTTTTGCGGTGTCTCTTGCTCTCATGGGTTTAGACCAAATCGATACTGTCGAGCAGACTAGACAAGTCAAGAGACCCCGCAATGTCAAAGAGATGTTGCAATTCGAAATGGCTACCGGTAGGCTTTATTCGGACGCTTGGGAAGAATTTTCGGATTCTTCGGAGTTTGAAGATTCAGCCCCGAGTACTTTTTAACCATCGTGATATTTCACGTTCTGTCGTCTACGGACGTTAAAAGAGGGTAATTATGGGATTGCTTAGTCAAGATCAGGTCGACGCGATTAACCAGCAGTTTTCTGGGGCTGCTTCTTCCTCTCCTTCCGAGAGCACAGAGGCTACTCCGGCGCCCGCTGAGGCATCCGCATCTCCTGCCCCTTCGCCAAGTGATTCGCCTGCACCGCAAGGCGTAAAAGGAGCGGAAACGACTCAAGAGAGTGGAGAGGTTAGTCAGAAAGTTCAGGCAAGTGACAAGGCCTCGAAAAAGAAGACTGCCCCCGGGCAAAAGGTCCCGTACGGCCGTTTTAAAAACGTCGTCGAGGCGCGAAATAGCTATAAGCATCAGACAGACCGTCTTCGATCAGAGATGGCGTCTAGGGATGCTCAGATTGCAAAACTGCAACAGCAGCTAGAATCCGCGGCTCGGTTACCTGTTTCTCCACAACCCGCGACCCCCCAGGTGGCTACTGCGCCCCAAAAGACGCAGGAATCCTCTTGGCTTGACGACGTCCTTGGTTCTTCCGAATCGGAAACGGATGAGGTCAGTAAGTTCCGTGAGCTGCAAGAATCTTTTCAGAGCAAGCTCTCGCAACAGGCCAATTCTTTTGACGAGCGGATGTACCAATACGAAGTTGGCCAAGCCCAACGGCAACTGGAGTCCGAAATCTCCGGCATCGTACAGCGCTATCCAGAGCTGAACCCCCGGGACCTAGCACAACTTGTCATTAACGATCCGTCAGTAAACCTCGGCGAGGCCGCTGAGTCATACATGACTTATAAAGCGTCCTTGGAAGAGCAGGCAGTCGCCCGCTACCTCAAAGAAAACCCTCATCTCAGTGAGAAGGAAAAGGAGCAAGTGGTTGAAGCTGTTAAGGAAGTATCCGAAGCAGCCGCAGCACCTACAGCGCCTCCTCGTCCTGCGGGGTCTAAGACAGCTATGGCGGATAGTGTCTCCGTTAACAATGAACAAAGCCCTATGAAGCTGAAGGATGTTAAACGGGCCCTTCAAGAACGCTTCAAGCAGGGCAACCCATTTTCACGATAGAGGAGTAATCTATCATGCCTGCAACTCTTTATAACTCCGCCAGTAGCAACATTGGCGGCACTTTCGACTCCATCCTGAAGGAGTTTTACATTGGTCCAGTCCAGGAGCAACTGAACCAGGAGGTTATGGCCCTCGAGATGTTCGAGAAGGCCACACTCGACTGGAACGGTAAGCACTGTATCATTCCTGTTCACACCGCCCGCAACACCAATGTTAACTTCATGGGTGATGGGGATGGTCTGGGAACTGCTGGTACTCAGACCTACTCGTCCCTCACGGTCAAGGCCAAGTTCTTGTACGGTCAGTTCGAAGTCACGGGTCCTGCCATCGCGGCGGCGGCCAAGGGCTCGACCAACAGCTTCATTTCGTATGTTGATGCGGAGATGAATGCTTTGGTTTCGGACGTCCGTGATAAGGCCAACACGGCTACTATCACTGGCGGTCGTGTCAAGGGTTTCGTTTCTTCGAGGAACGTGACCTTCGGAGACACCGGCACTGCTATTGGCGACGGTGGGCATGTCGAGACTGCGACTTGCATTTACGACGGTGACTTCACTCCGTTTGCGGATTGCGAGACGGGCGCTGCCAACGACGCAACGTGGGTTCAGGTCGATCTGATCAACACCAAGACGGGCCTTACCATCGGCGCTGCCAACGACGTGTTTTACGTCACCGATGGTGGTAGCACGGCCGCGTTCGGGAAGGCTGCTGGTACACTGGAGATCGGCCGCGGTAACTCGGCTGGCGGCACCGCTGCGGCGCTCGTTATGGGCACTGAGGTGGCAGATCCGTTTTGCTGCGCTGTGGTTCTCGCGGACACGCTGACTGTCGCGGATACGGGTAGAGTGGTGACGGCTGTTGCGGATACTTCGGGTTCTGTGGCGGGTGATTCGACGACCAGTGACGAGATCACCGGTATCTTCGGTAACCTCGCTGACCCGTCTCACTTCGGTGTGACTCGGACCAGTGCGTCTAACGCCGCGTTGCTCTCGACTATCCAGACAAGTAGCACTACTGCAGATGCCAGCGCCCGGGCGACGTTTGATGTTGCTCGTTTGCAGACGATGTTCGACGAGATCATGGCCAACTCGGGAGACGAGCCGGACATGATCCTCATGAGTCCATTGCAGCGTCAGCGGTACGTCGGCCTGATTGGTAATACCTTTCAGCAAGACCCCAACGCCGCTGTTGGTAAGGGTAGCGCTGGTTTCCTCTCGTTGAACTTCAACGGGGTGCCGATTCAGACTTCCCGCGCCGTGCCGAACGGTGTCGTGATTTTCCTGAAGCTCGACACCTGGAA